CTCGTGTTCTCTTGTGAAGTCTGACTGTCTGAAGTCTCCGCAGAATACTACCTTACAGTTGTGACCAATACGAGTAATAACAGAATCCAACTCGTGAAGAGTAGCATTCTGCATCTCATCAACAACGACAATACAATCGTTGAGTGTAATGCCTCTGATAAAAGAAGTAGAGATAAACTCAACTACGTTTCTCTTCTTTAGATACTCGTATGCATCACCTCTACCGAACAACTCGGTACAGATGGCATAGTAAGGCGCTTCATAAACTTTAGTCTTTTCTCTGTCACTACCAGGAAGGAATCCCATATCTCTAGTAGGAACAACAGATCTTACAATAACAACTTTCTTATAGATACATTCTGGATCGCTGAGGATCTGTTTCAAAGAAAGGTATAATGCCATAAAGGATTTACCAGTACCAGCAATACCATGTAGCATTAGATTTTTATCGTCATCAAAAGAATCAAATGCTAATTTCTGATTCTCTGTAAGAGGATGAAAATGTTTTAGATTAAAATTTAATTTCTCTTGGTAATTTTCCTTTGGTTCTTTACCTTGTTGACGAAGAAGTCTTTTTTCTTTGCGAGTTAATCGACGTGTTCTTGTTTCTTCTTCCATTTTTCCTCTACTAGAATGTGTTAATAGTGCTCCTCGAAATACCTTTTTGGTTTCCCTTCTTCATATGTTTAAGCAGATCACGGAAACCCTGATCGGGTTTACCCATGCCTCTGCCAGAATGGATCATAGGAGCGCCATTTACGAGTTGTGTTACATTTGGATTCTCTTCAAGGTAAACTTCAAGTGCACTGATGCTCATGAAGTCCTCATATTCTTCGCCAGTCTCATTATTTAAAAACTTATATGTAGGCATTAGCAAATACTCATTGTTGAGTTATTACAAGTAACCGTATATGGGGTAGTTGGAGGCGATACATTTGGACCATACCAAACAGGTGGCAAATTTATTCTATTTGGATATGGATTTTCTGGAGCAGAACTTGGATTAGGCTTCCAATCTTTAATGATTTCCTTTTGCCAATCAGGACCAAGTCCAGGATATGATGGAGTAACCTTATTAAAGACTGTTGCTAGATGATCTCTAATAGCTTTCCACTGCATATCGTTTGGTGGTGTGCCACTGTTTAATTCTGCAAAACCTTGCAGCCAATAACAAAACTGTAAAGGATCCATTGATTTAGTTTCCTGAATAACTTGTAGCATCTAGAACAGGTTTCTTTACTGAAGTAGAGTCCTTATACTTAGTCTTCATGGGAGTGTTCTTTCCCATGGTTCCAGTAACCATAGGTGCTCCATTGATAAGAAGTTCGACATGAGGATGATCGGCTAACTTCTGTTCCATCTCAGAGATAGAAATTAGCTCTTCCCATTCTTCTTCAGTCTGCGTATTGCGTAGCTTATAGATAGGCATTAGTCAGTTTCCTGATTCCAAATAAACTGGTAATCATCACCAGATTCATAATCTTCCTCGACAAGAGAAGAAATATCTTTTGTCTTTAGCGCACGTTGTTCACGCTTTGCCTTGCGCTTGTTCTCACGTTCACGAGGATCATCATGATACTCGTCACGGTCTGAATAATCATTCTTCTTGAACTTCTTTAATGCTGACTTACTCATTCTGCGATTAATCCTGGTAGTGCTTCTTTAACATGTCCGATTGTAATGCCAGGGAATGGCATCTTCTTGTCCTTGATTGCGACTAGAAGTTTTGCATCGAGAGGATCTACACGTTCAAGCATTTCAATGAACATCATCTCTCGCTTATTCTGGTTGAGGTCTGGATAGAAACCTTCTACGAAGTAACGTAGCTTTTCTGCTTCTCTGTGGAGCACATGCTGCTGATCAACTACTTCGGTTGGCTTATATGGAGGCTCGCCTTCTGGGAGAAGGAACTTAATAGATGGGTCAAACGCAGCTTGAAGAATAATTCTTAGTGCGAATGTATCATTAGCTTTTAGATTGTCTACTTTTTCTTGTGTCTTTTTTAGTTTAGATACACGATGTAAAAATTCATACATGCCGAGAACAGCCATTATTTTCTCCTTAGAACTCACTCAAGTGGTCAGTTAGATTTTTTAGTTTGTTTGCGATAAAGTAATTTAGTAGTTTACTGCGATCACGTCCTTCTTGAGCATTGTATTGTTCCATAACTTTCTCACGAATAGTATCTGGGGTAAAACTGAGATCAATAAGGTTAGCATTACGAGAATAATTTCGGGCAAGAGTAGTATCCATTTCTTCTAGGTCTGTGCCCATAATCTTTTCTAGCTTCTTTGCTGTCAGGGGTCGCTGGCGATCACCCACAACAAAAACATTATCAGGAGAAAGAACATTAGGAATACCATCTCCTGCATCTCCCTTTAGAATATGTTCGTGTAGATATCGTTCTGGATCATCATGTTTAATCCACTTCTTACGGGTGGGGTCATACTGTTCTACGTTGGCATAAACATGCAACTGAATGAAGTCCTTGTCACCAGAAAGAATTAGAATCTTCTCGCCAGTATTTAGTTCTGTACCGAATTTAGAGACAAGAGTTGCGATAATATCGTCAGCCTCTGCGGACTCTACATCAAGAACTCGGTAGGGGAAATACTCTTTTAGCTCTGCACGAATCTTATTCATGCATTCGAAAATGCTCTTCCAATTAAGCTCAGAAGCCTCAATATTCTTTTTACGATTAGCTTTATAGTAAGGGAAGCGCTGCTTACGCCAGTAGTTGGTATTGTCGCAAGCGATAACCATCTCGCCATATTCGTCGCCGAACTTTACCTTATAAGAACGGAGAGAGTTTAAGATCATATGGCGAACCATATTTTCTTCTACTTGAGCATTGGTATGATTACCAAGCTGCATAAGAAGATTGGATAACATAACCTGATTCAAGTCAACAATAATCACAAATCACCTATTCGGTTTCAGTTTCTGTTTCTTCTGGTTCAGTTAGATCTAATTCTAGATAATCCACAATCTTATAAGAACCTTCTTCGGTTAATTTATCTTCGAAGATATTCTCGATGATTGTTTGGAACGGATGGTAGATACCATAATACTTACACATAACTGCTCTTAATGCTTCAACAATAAAAGCGCCATCCCTTACATCCTCGTCTTCATCGTCGGTCATTCCAAAACCTGCGATGTCTAACTGGTTGAAAAGGATTGGCGCCATATTAAGAATTGTCTCTTGAATGTGATAATGTTTCATCATCTCGAGATTGTTATGAATATGTTCTACAGTCTCCGCTGCCATAACAATCTTCTTGTTAGACTTTGGAAAAGATATAACGTTGTTCGAACTATCAGACAAATTATAATACCTTATCTTGACTAAAATGTCAACAGTATTTATTAATTAGTATAGACCATATGAGATCCAGACCCGTAGAACTCGAAGTCATAGATCCTACAATCTTTGTGTTTGGTAGAGATCGCTCCCTCAACCTTTGTTCTACTTTTTTCTGGAACGTAGAAGATAAAGAATCCTCCACCACCAGCACCGAGTAGCTTACCACCAAGAGCGCCTGCATCTATAGCTGTCTGATAGATCTCGTCGAAATAGTCCTGCGTAATTTCTTCACAGACACCCTTCTTATCAATCCAAGACTCGTGTAACAGTCTACCGAAGTCATCGATCTTTCCCTTGTGGATTAAGTTCAATGCTTCGAATGCTTTATCCTTTGATCGTTTAACCTTGTTGAACTTATCTGCATCTAGCATCGCCTTCTGTTGCTTCTGTAGAATGTTATTAGCATTTCTACTTCTGCCAGAATAAACAAGCATTAGATTCTTTTCAAGAGCCATTACATTAGGATTGGTTAGTCTAAGTTCTTCAACTTCTACTTCACCATTCTTACGGAAACGGAATAGATTAAACCCACCCCAAGCTGCAGCGTACTGATCCTGCTTACCAACAGGATAGCCACACCTTTCCATTTCTATCTGACATGCAATGTCGGCAACATATTTACGTGTGCTGTTATCGTATTTTGTGGTAGATAATGCTTTAACAAGACCCACTGTAAAAGCAGAAGAGCTACCAAGGCCAGAACCCTTAGTAACAATATCAGATATTGAAGCAACGGTCATCTCCTTTTTGATGTCATAATACTTCAAAGTCTCACGAGTGATTGCATGCTGCATCTGTTCGATATCATGTTGCTCTTCAACGTCATCATACATACAACGCACTCCCATATGTGGAACCTTATGAGCAAATACGTAAATGAATTTGTTGATGGTGACGGAGAGAGCAGCGCCGTCCTCCTGTTCATAGAAGGACGGCATATCACTTCCTCCACTAAAGAACGATACACGTAGCGGAGTCTTTGTTAGAATCATTTCATTATGCCTTGTAAGTAAACATTTCCTTTGGAAACTTTCTTGATTCCTCGTCGGGATAATGAGCAAGTAGCTTTTCTAGATTTGCTTGCCAACGAGTCTTAACATAATCGATATTGTAACGGCTGTCAACAAAGATTTTGTTAAAGCGAATCATCTTGTCGTGGTTCTTTGTTCTAACAAAATCAATAGCAGCGTTTAGATTACCAGCAAAGGCAGCTGCATGATTATTAATGTTAGTAAGATCACCCTGGAACATTACGTTTAACCCACCGGAAGATTCCGGTAGAGCGCCAAGATTAGGATGAACACAAACCAAACCAGCGGACATAGCTTCGAGCATGGCTCGGCAGGATGTCTCTGTCCAAATAGAGGGGTAAGCGAAGATATGAGACTTGTTAAGGTGCTCTTTGAGTTGTTCATTCGGAACGAATCCATGATATGTCATTTGTGGATGATTACGAATCTCGTCGTACAACGGTTCGAACTGCTTGTCAGCATCATCCCAACCATAAATCTTAAACGAAGAGAATACATCAAGGTGAATATCTGGATGCTTCTCTGCTAGCTCCTTGAATACATGAACAAGAATATCAAGACCACGTTGTGGAGTTGATGTGTATACTAAACGAATCTTGTCGTCTGGCTTATCAAAACAAGTTTCAGGAGCAGGAACAATACCTGATTCTAGAATTAGAGAATTCTGATCATAAGGTAGTCCATGCACTAACTGATAGCGTTGATACTGCCAGTTAGAAATAAAGATAAACTTATGAAACTTAGAACGCCAATTAGCGTCACGGAACTTAGCAGACTCTGGATCTTCTGGAAGATCATGACACCAGAATAAACGAATCTTGCTTTCGTCTAGATCACGAGGACGTGAACAGATAATCTGGAAATTCTCGAGCAAATCTTCTGGTAGAATCTCTGCCAACTTACGCTTGGCAATCTCTGTACCACCAAACGCCTTTTCGGAAATTTCGTTTTCTTCAAACCCCTTCATTATACTTCAATCCTATATCCAGATGCAACAGCATCATTATAAAACATTTCAACAGTTTCCTGAGAAAACTTTGTTAGATCTTTACCTTGTAGGTTTAACTTCTTGATCTGATCATGAAGCATGGTAATGATATCACAACCAGCAGCTTCTGCCATCTGCAGATGATAGATTTCTCTACAAGAAGCCCAAAGGAACTTAATCTTATCGAACTCTGCTGGCTTGTTGTTTGATTCACCAATACACTGCTTAGTCCAAGTAATAGGATTGCGTAGAGTATCAGCAACACGGCCAGAGAAAATAGAGATAATAACGGGAACATCTGGGTTAGTAATGTTCTCTATAATATTGTGAGTTTGGTTAGGAGTAAAGACCGCAGTAACGTTTACCTTTACGCCTTCTTCGTTAAGCAATCTAATTAAACCATAATTTGGTTCGCCCTTTGTATTCATAACTGGAATCTTTACGAACACATCGTAGTTACATTCTGCTCCCCACGAAGCAATCTTTTTTGCCTGTAGATACATATTATTTGTATCGTCAGCGAATACTTCAAGAGAGATATTAGTTCCTGGGCGCTTTTCAGCAAGAGAACGAATTGTATTCTTTGCGAATAATTCATAGTCTGTAATACCAGCTTGCTTCATTAGTGTTGGGTTAGTAGTAAATCCTGTAACTCTTGGATTCTCAGCAGCCTTCATAATACCATCAAAGTCTGCACCGTCTGCATAAATCTCAATCATTGTCCACCTACATTTTGTTGAATAATTGTTACTGCTTCAAGAAGGTTTTTGGCATAGAAATCTGGAGTAATATGCAAATATTCTTGAGGCGCATTGTATATATCACCAAGGTATATAGTCTTGACGCCAGCACGATTTCCTGCAACAACGTCACGCCATGTATCACCAATCATCCAGCTACGTTCCTTACTTACCATCCATTCTTTGATGATCTTATTCAACATACCAGGATTAGGTTTATACTCTTCAGTACCACGTGTTCTTGCTGCCTGAATTGTATCAACCTTTAAGTCGTTCTTTAAACAATCATGAATGACATTCATAGTTTCTTCGGTTGTGTATCCATCATCAACGTCTGGCTGATTGGTCACAACGTGTAGAGAAAATCCAAGAGATCTCAATCCCTTAATTGCTTCCTCTACACCATTGATGTAATTGAACTCAGAGAAATACCAAGGACAAACGTGCTTTGGATTATCTCTACCATGGACTAGCTCGTTGAGCGTGCCATCACGATCAAGGAATACTGCTTTTACCATTTGGTTTTGTTCTTCTGTAGGACAGGATTAGAAACTAAGCAATGCCAGACTACGCCCTGGAATGCTTCGGAGTGAGGAGTAACTCTATCAGGAGATAGTTGCGGGACAACTACAACAATGTCACCATTCTTAGCAGCATAACCATCTTTCTTACCAACAATACCGAATACCTTCGCACCGTATTCTTTTGCTAGATCAATGGCATTAACTAGACCAACTGATACATTCTTCTCTTTATTACCACCGCCTACTGATAAGACGAACAGCGCATCACGTGAAGAAAAATTGCTGACTTTGAGGTATTCTGTAAAGATGGTGTCGAAGCCCTCATCGTTAGTCCTTGCGGTAAGTTCCGACACGTTGTCTGTTGGAGAGTATGATTCGATTCCGCATAGTTTACGTAGATCATTAACCATATGGGAAGCGTTGCCAGCGCTACCACCAACGCCAAGAACAAACACACGACCAGCATGCGCACCGACATCTGCAACAGCTTTAGCCAGCTTATCAATTTTGTTCTTATCGATTGCATTTGCGATGTCTACTACTTCGTTAAAATATTGATCACTAAATGTCATTATGCCTCACTTATAAATTCTAAACGCCACGCTTTCTGCATGAGCTCTACCGAGCACTTCATACTTATACTTAGTCTTTTCTAAGAATTCATTCCATGCTTTCCATTCATGATGCTGATAATTATTATATATGATAAATTCGTCAAAGACAATAACAGAACCATCTTGGAACTTCTTTTCGAACTTATCAAGAACATATTTTGCAGAAGAATAGATATCGCAATCAACATGCATGAATGCAACTTTTTCTTCTTTGTGTTGTTTGATAAATCCTGGAACAGTTTTCTTGAATAGACCTTCTACGATTACTACATTCTCTGGTAGGTCTGATGGTTTCTCACAAGAAAAATGCCCAGCGTTGTAACCGTTAGTCCAATCTTCTGGCAAACCTTGGAACCAATCAAATCCATACACAGTTCTGTCTGGTAATGTTGATGCAATTCTTTTGATAGTTCCGCCTGTAGCTACACCAAACTCTAGAACCAAACCATCAAGGTTCTGAGCTTGTTGTGCGAAATATTCAAGATGGATTATTGGAGCGTTTAGACAACTCTCTAGCATATACTTTGCCTCTTAAATTTGATGAAGAATAATAGTGTTTGCGATCAATATATACGACTTCAATCTCTCGCTGTCTGCAGACATCAGCGGCATATACGAATTGTCCCTTATATTCTTCGCCAAGGAATCTCTTTTTAACGTCCAGGATACTTAGCATATTTGCTAAATCCTCTTCTGTGTCGTAGGGAATGATCTGGTCTACGAACCGACAAGCAGATAACTGCGCATATCTTTCAAAAAGAGATTGAACTGGCTTGTTCTTTGTATCTGGACGGTCGATCGTTGGGTCAGACTGCAACCCAACGATTAGATGATCACACTGCGCTCGACATACCTCGAGCATTGTAACATGGCCAGCATGCATCAGATCAAACGTTCCGAATGTAATACCATTATTAGGACGCCACTTTTCTGCATGGTTATAACAAGGTTCTGCCATAGGATAAGTTGAACGAACGTTAAGCATTAATCCCTCACAACATAATAATTGTTATCACCATCCCACTGCTTCATCTGCTCTGAACCAAGTGGAATCTTTGTCATGTTCTTATCTTTGAAGAAGTTAGTAAAATATTCGTCATTTACCTTCTGTCCAAAGATTTCAGACTGTGCCATGATTAGCCAGTTCTTTGACTGGTCGATCTTTGGCATTAGCTGCGCACGATATTCGAGTGGCGTTTCTGATAGAGACCAAGTAGCAATTACAAGATCAGCATGAGAGACGTTGTCGTCTTCGAAAGACCACTTTGGAGTAATGCCCTGCTTACCAAGATAGAATTCCTGAATTGGCTGAGTCTCTGGAATATCAACGATAGTATATTCGCCCTCGAAACCAAGGTCGTGGATTAGTGAACACATGTCACCATAGCCAGCACCAATTTCAACAATTGACTTGATAGAACGTAGCTTCTCCTTACCGAACCCAGTAATCATAAGATGACCAAGGTTCTGGATACGCTGCGTTGATGTATCAAAATCATTAGTTGGGCGAAGTGCTTCTGCCATACCTTCTGGAATACCAATCCAGTTTTCTAGCAGAGCATTATAGATTTCTTCGTCACGATAAGCATGATAGAATGCTTCGCCAAAGAAACGAGATGTTCTGTACTGTGTTACAAGAGGAACGTTGTGGATACTAGCCCACAAACGAAAACGATTGAGCGGGAGTGTAGCACAATCATGCTTGAACACTTCCCGCATCGTTGGCCAATAATCTGACCCGTTTACCGCTTTAGCTTCACGCTGCTTCACAGACCATTCTGAATTCGGATCAAAGTCCGACCAAATAATATTCATTACCAAACTCCAATTATGTTATGCTTGTCTTTCTAGATATGTAGTATTTGATCTAGTAGGTAGGAAATAGTCATCAACAAGTTGAGCAACTACGTTTTTATCAAAAGGCTTGCACGAAAAGACGTCTAGGTACATATCACCTGAATCGTCGCAGAAATGTGCACAAATGTTACTTGTTTCGATTAGCTGGACAAGAGTATATCCAGACTTATTACCGTCGCCAAAGTGAACGATCTGTGGTTCGCCATAAGCAACCATGTCAATCTTCTCAACTAGATCGGTAACGAATTCGTAAATTGTTGCTGGACTTGTTACTGCTGCTCTATCGCAATCGCCCGCATTGATGATTAGGTGATAACCCCAGTAGGTCTTTTCGTTCATTCTTGACTCCTAAAAATATTGATATGGATCTAAAACTTGAACATATTCAATAGAGTCGATACGGAATGAACGCCATCCACCCTTCATCACGTCCCATACAGCAAGAACTTCTTTGTTCTCGTCATGGAATTTCTTTACGTCTTTTTCTTCTTCGACATATGTCGGAGGAAGTAGACCTGGCATGAGAGTGCAACGCATCTCTCGCTTTTCGCCATTAACCTTTGTGAAATAAACTGCAACAACATTCTTGCGTAGGTCTTCTAGCAGAGTGTCACGATCGTAGGTAGCCATAATTTATGCTCCGTGGTAATTATTTTCCAATAGAACCTTGCGAGTGTCTGAAGTTTCTTCAACAAGATGCTGCTTTAGCTGCTCATATCCGCCGATGTTAAAACCATCAACGACTACGACAGGAAAAGTCTTAGCTTCTGGAAACTTTGATAGTAGAATCTCACGAGTAAAGTCTTCGTCTAACTTATACTCAATGAAATCTTTACCGTGTGTGCGTAGGATTTGCTTTGCTTGATCGCAATGCACACAATTAGTCTTTGAATAAATCTCAATGGCCATTAAAGTAATCCTCCCAATACAAATTGACATCAGCAGGGTTATACGGATTATAGCCCAGCAAAATCATGTCCGTCTCAACCATAAATTCTAGATCACTGCTCATATTCATGACAACCTCCAAGTTAGATCAGAACATTATAACTTATTTTTTAGTGGAAAGCAATATTTATTTTAGCGAGAGCTCTTGATCTTGGACGCCCTTATCATAGGCATTCATCTTATCCAGATATCCTCTGTTACGTAGCTCTTTGAATACTAGGTTCTCTCTGGAATATTCACCATACTGCTGGATGCCAGCGGCTCGCATGTTCTTTAGTTTTGTTTTCAAAACATTGACTGCACCCTCGCCCATCTTATTTTTGATTAGATGGTCAATGGCGTGCATATAGTGCTTAACCTTCTGTTTAAGAAGGTGATCGTTCTGATAATCGTAGTCGCACTTACCAGGTTTCTTTAACCATTCATCGTTTTTAAGAGAATAGACGCCCTGATCTTTCGGATATTTAATACTATTATCTTGAGCGTAAGGTTCTAGCGGATATCCATATACATTAACATCGTGAGATAGAGTCCAGAGAGATTTTTTATCCTGGAGATATTCCTCTACGAATTTTGGATCGCTAAACAATTTAGAACGGTCGACGATAAGATGAACATCAATATCAGATTTAGAAGTGTAATTGAAGTTAGTGTTACCACCTGTCATTACGATATCTTCAATCATACTCTTGGGAATCTTAGCAAAGTCAGCCCAAGTCTCGCCGAATTTTATAAGAGCCTTACGAACTTCTGGCTTTATTTTATCGCCATCCCAGAGCTTCTCATTAAGCTCTTCGTGACATTTTAGAGTTATTTTTAACTCGGCAATAAATTCTGAGAAGTTCTGCATATTGATTCCTTTTTGGATTATTTATAAGAACCAATACTTCCACAACCCAACTGCATATATACCAGTAACTATAATTTGGATTGTGATTAGAGACAATTTTCTCCAGTGCCAACCTATCACAAACCACAATAGATTACCAGCAGCACTTACGTATATATTAGCTGGATAGATATTCCATGAAGTCAGAGCAACACCTACGATTAGAACAACAGTTGCTACCCACTCAATAAAAATCCACAATTTCGTCTGCGATTCCATATTTCACTGCTTCCTTTGGAGTTAACCAAACATCTTCTGGTGGTAGTAGATACTTCTTAATAGTTGCTTCGGTTTGACCAGTGCACTTCTTATAATGATCTACAATGCGCTGACTGGTATTATTAAATTCTTTGACTGATGCCATCAATTCATGTTCTTTACCCATAGATCCCCATGAGAACTGGTGGGATAGAATTGCGGTATTTCTAGTAATGTAACGATGTCCTTTTGCTCCCGCCATAAACGTAAGTAGACCACAAGAAGCAATTTCACCAAGTCCATATGTATATACCGGAATCTTTGAACCCTTCATCGTATCGATGAGAGAAAAGGCTGAGGGAACTTCGCCGCCAGGAGAGTTAATAATAAATTTCATAAACTTCGGGCGGTCTTTTTTCATTAGGTTACGGGCAAGAATAAACTTTAATGCTTCGCCCGTAGAACTTGCGTCGAATGTTGAGTTGAATAGATAATAGTGGTGGTCTTCGATATTCGGAATGTCTATTGTTTTGTCTTCTTTTTCTAAATTCAAAATAGCCTCCAAGAAAAAAGGGTGGCACGGACATTGCCACCCTCGTTGTTATTTTTGAATATGCATATGATTATAGTGACCTGGAACTCTCCAGAGCACTGTGTAACCTTCTGATCTTAACTGAGCAGCAAGGTGATCAAAATTGTGTGCATACGCTGAGTGAGCCTCGAAAACGCCACGACCAACATTTACGTCGATCGCACGCCCTGCGTAGTGTGCCCAACCATGATGAACATGGTGCACTCCACCGAATGATGGATGCTCAGACACACGGAGACCCTGATGCTGAAGCTGATGACCAAGAGCTACGATCGAACCTGAGTATCCATCGTCCGCACGCTCAAAGCCATAAGTTGCTTCTCTACGCTCGCTGTAAATGCGAGCCTGTCGTTTGTTTTTAAAACGTAGCTGAGGAGTAACGTCTCCCCAACCATCGAAGATCGATCCAATCGGATCTGGTTCTTCGAGATTTGCTGAATACTGACTATGTTTGCCAGGATGAACTTTTGCTTCTGCCACACTTGCATACGCAAGCACAGCAGCTGCTGTCATCGCAGCTAGAATAATCTTCTTCATTTGGGATTTACCTTTCTGTTATGTGCAACCGACCCTTAACACGGATGGTAATTTAGATGTGCGGTTCCTCGGAAACCAAGGGCACGAGCCACGTTTTGATTGACGTCAATTGTTCTTCCTCTGACGAATGGCCCTCTATCGGTTACAACGGCTTCTACTTGCCTACCATTCGACGGGTTGTGGATACAAACCGTTGTTCCAAATGGTAAGGTTCTATGCGCCACCCCATAGTGATGACGCATACCGGATGCTGTCCGTCCGCTCCGGTCGTTATACCACGAGGCGTTATGTCCGCCACCAGTGGAATAGGTATTTATATGCTTGGAATGCTTGCCATAGGCGACTTGCTGGTGTTGATTCCAACCACCAAATAGATCATCCAAGAAGCCAGCGTTTGCTGTTGTAGAGAAAAGCGCAAATGCTAGCACAATAATATAACGCATAATATATCCTTTCAGATTATAAAGGGAACCAGGAAGCAGTACAAGGCAAAACACCTGTATACTTAGATGAAACTATGTTAAAAGGAATAGTTATTCTGGTTCTATTGTATGGCCAAGGATAAGTTCTATGTTCATCGTTATCGTTTTTGGCCATAATCAGAAGATTATCTTTGTCTTCTAATTCGTAAATATCTTCTGTGTCCAAGAATTTATAGTATGTCGAAGAAGGTTCAACGTCTACGCAAAAGAAACCATGCATACCAAGAAGCATAGCAAATCTATACGAATGGTTATGCCATGGAAAATTACCATTTTGATCGCAAAGGTTTAACCAACAATGTATATAATGTTGCTCTCGGGAATTAGGATTTATTTCAAAGAACATATCTCTAATTTGTTCATGTAATAAACTAAACCCTGGATACCCTAACCTGAATAAATTATATTTGTAACTGACATATCCTAAAGACCACTGTCTGTTGTGTTTAGAATTTTTATCTATATAATTTTCTTTGATTATATCGTATGCAGACCAACATTCTTGTTTGATAAGGTTAAGATCTAAAGATAATTGTTTTTTGAAAATATAATTATTGATCGATTGCATTATCAAACCTTTGGTGGTACTCCGGGAGGGATTCGAACCCCCGATGGAACCGTTATGAGCGGCTGGCCTTAACCACTTGGCTACCGGAGTTTATTATTACGCCAGCAATCTATCTGCAGCAATAGAAGCTGCGAAGGCGTTTGGTTTTACAAAAGGAATGACATTACACATTCCCTTGATGTATCCAACTGCTTCTAAAATAACGCATGAAGATCCATGCTTTTCGTCAGGGTTGATGTCCAGATGTATTTCTGTTTTTCTTTGACCAATAGCTTCTGCTAGATCCAAATACATCTGCGCAGTACGCTGCACTTCATTCATCAAACGCATACGTGGGCGATTCATCTTCTGGTCATAGTCTCTTTCAGATTCTAAATGACCAAAAACTTTACATCCACGGTTGCCATCATAGTGAACAACAACTACAGTACAGTATTCAGCAAACCAAACTTCACCCTTACGGTAACGGGCTGAATCTGAACCGATGTAGATCTTTGTTGACAATGATGTGTTGACAATGAACTCTCTGACTTCGTCCAGATTCAGCTTTTTCATTGTTACATTCCTAGAATGCCGAGACCTAGAAGGCCACGCTTACCCTTTGGAGTAATGTCAACAGAGACATCATCACCATCGTTATCAACGTCAACATCTGCACCTGGAGGAGCAGTTACGACGGTGCCATGTGGAGTTAGCTGAATAGCTGGAGCGAACACGCCCTTGCTCTTAGCAGCGCCTGGAACAGCAACGGTTGTTCCGTTATGTGTCTCGTCCTGATATGCACCAGCGGAAACTGTTAGACCCAGAACGATTGCTGCTGCTAGAAAAAACTTATTCATACTTATTCACCTTTCTGATTAAAATTACTTACGCTTACGACCCTTCAAACGACGAGCCTTGCGCTTCTGACTGCCGACTTTACGGCGACCCTTGCGTGGTCGATTCTTACTTGGCCATGGCATATTATACCTCCAAATCAAAATTGTAGTTTACAGTTATCCTCTCCTTGATATTAGTAGGGCAGGTGCTCGAATGATACCTATTACCTTGGAATATCATGAAACGATTTTCTTTAGACTCTACTTTATCGGCGACCGTAAATCCGCCATTATCCATAATTTGTTTATAGCGCTCGGCACTATTAATTTTACGGTCTAAATTATACATTTCATTGTATAATACTGTTTCGCCATCATTGTTTGTTAGATAAAGTAATCCTGTGTAGTGAGGTATTTCATTATCCACATGAGGCATATTAATGATCTTACCATCTTCTTTGGGTAAAATCAACCCTAATCTTACTCTATAGATATTTTTGATTTTTAGATTTAATCTCGATGCAACTTGCAGTAAAGCATCTTTGCACAATCCACCAATTTCTGAGACAACTCTATTGTCTACTAGACCCATACTCGAGAAACTATCTTTATATTTATTCTGATTGGTGTATTTTCCAGTATCTGGGTCTAAGAACCATGGATAGTTTGGATCATAATCTATGTATCGTTTTCCGACAGGCCAATAATCCCACCTAAATTCGGGCTTACGCACGTGTTCGCATATCTTTTTAAAAGATAGGTTATCTATTGCGTTATCACAGACAAGCGAAGGACTACCATTTAATATATCCATATTATACCTTCTTTTTCAGAAAAGTCAAATGTTTCTTATGGATCTTACAAGAGATCCAAGAATTATACCACTGATCTGATTCTAAAACATCATACTGGAATTGAAGTTTCGCTTCAAAATATGACATCTCGCCTTTCGAAGAACAGAATCTAAGAATCTCTCTTCTAAAAGCATCTTTGCCAAAAATATTTACGTGATGATTTAATTCTTCGTTGGAACCAAAGTAGTCTTTCCAATCAGACTCTACTTTGTATTTCTTTTTCTTACCTTTGACTTGCTTAGTCTTTGAGAAATAGAAATTTTTCTTACCGATATATTTTCTTTCGGTGCGAAGATTGGTAATTATATAGACGAATCCAATATAATTACCAATATCTTCTACAATCTCACCTTTATAAATCCATGACATCCCGAATCTCCTTCGGGATATTTAGTCCTCTTCGTATTCTTCTACTTCATCTTCTTCGTAATAACCTAGCAATTCACAGATTGATTCAATAAATTCTAAAGAATTTTCGGCCACCTGGTCTGTTTGGTATATATCTTCTTCACAACCAATTTGGTTTTCTTTAATAAATTCCCTACAAAGATCGAATAATTCTGCGTCTATCTTCATTTATTAATCCTTTTTATTGTTTTATACTGGACTCCATTTA